CAACTCACGGACACACTGCTCACGACCATTACACAATAGTAGCGGAATTTAGAAAAAGCTATTAATTAGGAGCATAAAATGCCAGGACTAGGAAACAGAAGAAGAGCGATACAAGAAGGTCGAGATTGGACTAAAGAAGGCACCGGCTATATGGGCGGAGGCCCTGTTACAGGCTATAAAGGCGGTGGCAAGGTTAAAGCAGGAACTTCTAATTATAAGAAAAAAGACCGTAGGCCTTAATCATGGCGACTTCAAGCACAACGACATTCGACTTGAGTGTCGATGAGATTATTGAAGAAGCTTATGAACGTTGTGGTATTGAACTTCGTACAGGATATGATCTAGAAACAGCTCGAAGATCACTAAATTTAATGATAGCGGAATGGGCTAATCGTGGGTTAAACCAGTGGTTAATAACTCAAAGCAGCTTTACTGTCACCGAAGGCACAAATTATGTTGATTTGGGCACAGACATTATTGATATTACTTCAGCCGTGGTCCAACGAGACGGAACAGACATTCAATTGCAAAGAATTAGTCGATCTGATTTCCTATACACCCCTAAAAAGACAAGTAAAGCACGCCCAACTCAGTTTTTTCTTGAACGACACATAACCCCAAGAATATATCTGTTTCCAACACCAGAGAACTCTACTGATGTGGTTTATTATTATGCTTTAACTAGGATGCAAGACGCTGGGGACTATACCAATAATATGGAAACTGTCTTTCGGTTCTTACCTTGTATGACAGCGGGACTAGCGTACTATATTGCTATGAAAAGGGCTCCAGAGAGGATGCAACTACTAAAACAGGTGTATGACGAAGAATTTGATAGAGCAGCGTTTGAAGACATTGATTCAGTAAGCTCTAGATTTATTCCTCCTAGAGTGGTGATATAATGGCTTTTTCTGCGGGCAAACGTGCTTGGGGAATTTGCGATATATCGGGTCAACGCTATAAACTTAAAGATATGAAAGTACAGTGGGACGGCCTTCGTGTTGGTCCCGATCAATTTAATACTAAACACCCACAATTAGACCCTTCTCGCGTGCAGACAGATCCAGAAGCCCTAAGAAACCCAAGACCAGACAGAACAGAACCCGTTGCGGAAGCATTACTGACAAACAACCCTTTTCTTTCAACTAGCGGAAGTGCGGTTATTAAAGTGTTTGAAGATGACCATGGTCGAAGTACGGGGGACAAAGTTCGCTTCAGAGGAGCGGAAGCATTTGACGGCTTTACTGTCGCAACACTAACGGACCCAGATTCTTATGCTATTACGAAAGTGGACGCTGACACCTATACTTTTTCAGCGGTTGCAGGAACAGGGACCACGGGGACAAGAGGCGGAGGAGTCTTTGTTTCGGTGGGTCAAGCACAAACTTTACTGCCTTTAAATCCTTTTAGAACAGAAGCCTCTGGAGCAAATGCGGTGATTCATGTGACCGAGTTTAAACACGTTAGGACCACAGGAGATACAGTTCGTTTTCGCAATACAGAAGCTTTTGACGGAATTACAACAACCGTGCTTGAAAACGAAAATGGGTATACAATAACCGTTGTGGACGCAAACGAATATAAATTTACTTCAACAGGGACTGCTACAACAGGTGATATTAGTGGTGGCGGTTGGATAGCAACAGCGGGGCCAACATCGTGAGTTTTACATACAGCGGACTAAAAACAGCTGTGCAGAATTATGTAGATAGTTCTGAAACAACTTTTGTCAATACCTTAGACACCTTTATACAACAAGCGGAAAACAGGATATTCAACACAATTGAGCTTAATGTTTTTCGTAAAAACGTTACAGGAACAGCTACTTCTGGGAACCAGTATTTAGCAACCCCCTCTGATTTTATTTCTCCTTTTAGTCTAGCTGTTTTAGACGGTGATAGTAAATACACTTATTTATTATTAAAGCACCCTAGTTTTATGCGGAACTACATACAAACCGCTTCAACAACAGGGTCCCCTAAATATTATGGACAGTTTGATGATGACACCTTTATTTTAGCGCCAACACCGAACGCTAACCTAACTTTTGAGCTACATTATCTTTACCAACCCGCATCATTGACTACCACTGGAGACAGTGGAACTACTTGGATTTCAAAAAACACCCCTGATTTACTTTTATATGGAACTCTAGCTGAAGCAAGTATTTTTTTAAAACAAGACCCTAATGAAACAGCTATGTTTGAAGGGCGCTTCCAAGAGAATCTTGTCCGGGCTAAAAACTTAATGGAAAGTAGGTCAACCAAAGATGAAAACCGTTTCGACAAACAACGTGGAGTTGTAGCAGCACAATAATAAATGCTTGAAGAAAAACTCAAGGGCAAAAAGATCGCTATTGTCGCTATGGGCAAAAGCCAGTTGGACTATCATTTATCCATTAGTCACAG